GTATATTGATAAATCTCATTACACAAGTTTGATTGTTTAATAACCCCAATATTTTGATGATTTGTTTTTTTGTTGGCATTATCTTTTGAACATAAATAAGGAACTCCTGTTTCTACTTGAGACTCTATAATTTTAGTCCATATATCTTGAGCTTTAACTTTCTTTCCGATTCCTTTAGAAACCGCTAAATTATAATTTTCTTCATACTCTTGTCCGTAACACTCTTGTAATGGTTTTATACCTGCTTTTTTAATGTCATTAGGACAAAACAAATACCAATCTTCATTGTTCTTAACCGCTCTCATAAAGTTGTCAGGAATCCAAAGAGCCGTGAATAAATCTCTTGCTCTTAATTCTTCAGCACCTGTGTTCTTTTTAATTTCTAATAGGTCAAAAATATCTTTATGCCAAGGTTCAAGATAGATTGCCGCACTACCAGGTCTTCTACCTTGTTGATTAAAAAATCTTAACGACTCGTTAACGATTTTAAGATATTTTAATAATCCTCCCGCAAAACCTCCTGATGTAGATATTCTACTTTCTTTACTTCTAATATTACTCATAGATAATCCGATACCTGCCGCGTCTGATGAATAGGTTGAGATGTCATTCATTGTCTGAAGTAACCCTTCTCTTGAGTCTGAATTGTTATAATGTAATACACAAGACGCTAACTGAGGGACTTTTGTTCCAGCATTAATCATAATTGGTGTTGCCGGAGAAATTAATTGGGAAGATAATGATTTGTAATATTCCACCGCCTCTTCAAACGTATTTGTAACCCATAATGCAACTCTCATATACATATGCTGAGGTCTTTCAATTGTTTTACCATTAGATAATTTTAAAAGATACATCTCTTGTAGTGACCTCCAAGCAAAATAATCAAAATTATAATCATTGTCGTGATTAATAACCTCGTCTATATTTTTAGTCCCGTACAACTCAATAGTGTCCATTAGTTCGGTATTTATAATCCCATCCAAATGTAATGTTGTCATTGTTTTGGAAAAACTCATATCAGTCTCTTTGTGATATGAGGATATTGCAACTGAAGACGCTAAACGAGAATAATCGTGATGACTACCAGTATAAGCGGCAGCAATTTCGTAAACCAATTTATCCAATTCTTTTGTTGTAATTTTTCCCTCAACAGGAACTGATGTTATAACTTTAATAAAAATCTCGTCAGAATTAACATTTAATCCTTTCGCAGCCTTTTTAATTCTGTTATAAATTTTTTGTGGGTTAAAAGATACTTCTTCTCCACCTCTTTTTTTAATCTTTAATGACATCATATTAAAAATCTTCTGTAAAATTAATTGTTTCATTTAATTTAGCCTTTTGATACTCAACGGTTCTTGATTCAAAGAAATTTCCTTTAGTTTCAACGGCAATTTGTTCCATAAATTTAAAAGGTTGTTCAACATTAAATTCTTTATTACAACCCATCTTAACAAGTAAACCATCTACCACAAATTCTAAATATTGTTTCATTAGGTTTGAGTTCATCCCTATTAAAGATACGGGTAATGATTCTGTAATAAACTCTTTTTCAATTTCTAATGCGGACAATAAAATTTCTTTAATTCGTTTTTCGCTAGGTTTATTCTCAACGTGATTGTTCAATAAATGAATTGCAAAATCACAATGTAGATTTTCATCTTTAAATATTAATGCGTTTGCGTTACACAAACCTTGCATAATTCCTCTTGATTTTAACCAAAATACAGAACAGAAAGAACCTGAAAAGAATATTCCTTCTACCGCGGCAAATGCCACCAATCTTTCTTGGAAAGATGCGTTTTTAATCCATTCAAGAGCCCACGTAGCCTTTTTTTGAACCGCAGGTAACTTGTCGATTGCATTAAAGCAATCATCTTTTTCTTTGGGGTTAGAGACATAAGTATCAATTAATAAAGAATACATTAATGAGTGTATGTTCTCCATCATCAATTGAAATCCATAGAAGAATTTCGCTTCAGGATATTGAACTTCTCTGTAAAAATTTTCTGCCAGATTTTCGTTAACAATACCGTCTGACGCGGCGAAAAACGATAAAATATTTTTGATGAAATATCTTTCGTTATCTGAAAGATTTTCCCAATCTCTAATATCTCCCGTTAAATCAATTTCTTCTGCCGTCCAAAAAGCAGCTTGATGTTGTTTATAGTATTCCCAAATATCATTATATTCGATTGGAAATATAACAAACCTGTTTGGATTCTCTTTTAATATTTTTTCCATAATTAATTATTTTGTTGTCTTTGTTTTCTCTTCTCAAGTAAATCTTTTACTCGTTGTCTGTTTTGTTCTTCTTTTTGTTCTTCTAACCCTAAGAATGTTACCGAACTTTCGGTATCAATCTCTAACATTCCGTTGTCAAATTTACAGTTCTCAAAAACCACACCATCATCTCCAATACGTGATTTTGTAATTGCGATGGTTGCAAGTTTCATTTCTTTTTGTTGTAGTGTTTTTGCCACAGATATAATAACGTGACCAACTTGAGCCTTTTTAATTGACCCACCCATTTGGTCAGTAGTTACAACTTCGGATGAAATTGAACTTCTATTACCCTGTGTTGCTGTCCACCCAACTATTGATAGTTCGTGACACATTGCTTCAAACGCTCTCATAACCGAACCTTCTGATTTCCATTCATCACCTAAATTTTTATCAGGAACTACACAATCAATATAATCTAATAAAACCATATCGATTTTAACACCATCAGCAATCATCTTTCTAATCTGATTTTTGATTTGTAACATTGTCATAGTGTCCGATGGTAGTTTTTTTAAGATTAGTCTATTCGGCATAGAATCTCTAACCTCTTGAACTTTCGCCATTACCTCATCTTTCTTAATGGATAATTCGTCAGGATGAACCTTTGTCCATAAAGTAATGTGTTTTCTTTGAATAATCTTCGGGTTATCTTCAAAAAAGATTTGAAGAACGTTATACCCAAGATTATATGCGTGATTTGATATTTTGGTTAAGAATGTAGATTTTCCAACGCCAGTTGGGGCGAGTATTACACCAATCTCTCCCTTTGCCAAACCTCCCTTTAATAATCTATCAATACCCGGTATTCCCATAGGAATTGGATGTCTGTAATCCTCATTTAATACATCATCTAGGTTAAAGAAAACGTCAGACATTCCGTCTTCTCTCTCTCCAACTTGTAAGGCCTCCCTAACCAATGTCTCCAATTGTTCATAGTTCTCAAATTCACCTCCATCGATTACTTTTTGAGCCTTAGTGATTGCCTTCTGTAATTCTTGTTGTTTACAGAATTTCATCGCCTTGTCTTGAACAAATGTACTTCCTTCGTGTGGAGCGTCTTTAATCTTAACTAGTGTATCTAAAACTATTTTAGATGCCAATTCTTGTTGTAATTCAGACTTAGTAATTTGTTCTAAAGTATCGAAATTTGGGGTGTGTTCGTATTTTGAATAATATTCCTTAATCATTTGGAATATTAATTTGAAATACTTGTTCTCGAAATAATGAGAATCCATAACATCAATAATTGACCTCGAGAAATCTTTATCTACGATAATTTGGTTTAGAAGTTGAAGTTGGAAAGTACTACCTAGATACTCGAAATTTTTGTTTGACGCCATAAGTTATATAATTGTATTGATAAATATTCTTAAATTGTATTAACTTCAAGGTATTTGTAAGTTAAATTTTCGGATGAAAAAATGTCAGTTAAACCCGAAAGAATACTTTTTATGTGCGGACGTATGTCTACGGTGTATCTTATTTTAGGCGGATAGATTTTTGCGTCGAATCTTCTATGACAAATTGTCTTATCCCCTTCTTTAAGATAAATGTTAAATGACTCAGGACCGTCAGTGTAAGACGTGTTTAAAACTTCAGGATTGTTCTCAATCTCATACCTGTTATCCAACATATAAACCGCGGTCTTCATCTTTAATTCGTAGGATAATTGTTCCTTTAAATCTTTTAGATACTCATACAGTTCAAGTGAACTTTTTGCGTTAGGATTATAATCTCTAACATTGAAGAATCTTTGTACGATGATGTTATTGTTAACCATCATTACAAACTCTAACTTTGTGCTTTCTTGTTGCTCTTTCATATTATTTATTTGTTTGGTATTTTTTCTTTTCTTTTCTTGTTAACTTTAAAAATGGTTTTACGAAATTAACCCACGCATCATCTCCTTTTGGTAGAAACTTAAAAAACCCGTCTTCCATCATAAGTTTAATTAAGTTTCGATAACCTCTTCCTTCAGGGTCTAATGTTTCATTACAATAAAGTTCAACGATTTCTTTTCCTTCTTCCGTGATAATTGGGTTTGATAAGTCGACAATCTTTTGATTAATTTGGAAGAATTCCTCTCCATAAATTCCCGTTTTAGTTTTTCCTGTTAGTAAATTCTTTAATACTTTGTTTTCTTTGTCCTCTTTTAAGAGTTCTTCAGCTCTATTTAAAATATCGGTAAAAGAAATTGGTTTTTCAAGTATCTCAGGAAATAATTTTACTAAAGTTTTTTCTCCCAAATAATATATACCATCAATATTATCTGATTTATCACCTGATAGTATCTTATAAGTCTTTATATTATAGTGTGGGAACTCATAATCGTATATTCTAATCTTATCACCATTCTTATAATATTGTCTTGTTGAAGGTGAATATATTGTTACGTTTTCTGAAATTAATTGAGTTAAATCTTTGTCGGATGAGAATATTGTTTTGTGTTCGTTAATTGAAATTTGGCAGTAGTATGCCATTAAATCATCCGCTTCATTCTTTTCAACATTGATTTGTCTTACAAATGTCTCTTCTAAGTATTGTTTGATTCTTTCTTTCTGATAATTAGAGGATTCTTCTTTGAAGGGGTTGTCTAATTCTCTTCTATTTTCTTTATACTGAGGGTAAATTGTTTTTCTTGCAACAGAATTCTCGTTTCCGTCCCAGAATACAACCACTTTATCGAAGTTACTTTCTTCAATAAATTTTCTTAAAGTATTCACGAAGTGCCAGATTGCTCCAATATGTCTACCATTATGGTAATAATCCTTAACTCCGTGAAATCCTATTTTAAATAAGTTGTTTCCGTCAACTAATAATGTTTTAATCACCTTTTCATAATTAAAGGGTTACACTTCTTTTTCTTCTTTTAAACTAAACTCCCCATCAGCACCAATTATTTCTTTCCAATAATCGGCATATTCCGATTTGTATTTTTCAATAGATTTCTTTTCTTCATCACTATCTTTACCCGCTAAAAATCCATGAGGTGTTACAATAATCTTACCATCTTCATATCCAAGACCATTAATATGGTTTTTCATAACAGATACCTTTGTTCTTGATGCAAACTTAACAGTTCTTTTATCTTTAGTTGCTGTAATTTTAGTGGTTCCAGCACCTTTTTGATTACCAAATAAGAATACTAAAGATGAGTTTAACCAAATAGCTTCACCTCCCTTAGCTTTAATTTTAGGTTGTCCAAAAGGATTGTCAGGTAGTTCTACCCAAGGTTGATTAACAATGATTAGGGTGTTTTCATATTTGGAGTCGGCCTTTCTTGAGCCCGAGATTCTTTGATTAATCCCCATTCCAATCTTATCCGCTAAAACAGACGCGTTATGTTGTTTTCCACCTTTACCCTCATAAGTCATTTTACAAGGAACTGAACCTACCGAATCCCACATTATACAAAGAGAGTAATCTAATTCTCCTTTTTCTTGTGAATCTAATAAACTATTAATATAGTCGGTAATCTGTTCAATGTAATCAAAACTATTGTTAAAGATAAAGAATCCATCCCAATCTAATTCCCCTGTTTCTTCATCAACAACCTCATCACATTCAAAACCCATAAGTTTCGCGTGGTCAAAAGACCATTTTTGTTCTGTAATAATAAACACAGGTAGTATTCCTTTCTTCTGAGCATCAACTCCTGTCTTAACTAAGGCAGTTGTTTTTCCCGTATCAGAATGCCCCAAGAACATATTAATATGTCCTATTGCGGGACCTGGTAATCCCACCGCATCTAAAAACTCAGAACCTAAATCAAAATATCTTTGTGGTTTATATTTTGCGGATGTTGAGAATTTCTTTTTTAAAGAACTGAAGTCATTCTTTTTAATCGCCATAGTTATTCGTATTTATAAAATTCTTTAATTGTTTCTAATTTGTCTTTTGCGTTGGCAATCTTTTCAACAAGTTTATCCATTTCTTCAATATGTTGTGGATGTTCTCCAATTCCAACAGGTGAAGTAAAATAAACAAGTAGTGACGCCTCGGCCTCTAAAGCTTGTGATTGGTATTTGGCACATAAAGCTTCATACATTTTTTCTGTAATTTTATTTTCTTTTCTCATAAGTTAAATGTAATAAAG